GGAATTGCTGAAAACTTTTGTGTCGGATCAGACAACAGGGATTTTCACAGCGCGCATCTACGGTCGGCTGGTGTGGGGTGGCTGTGTGTAGTCCTGCCTTAGTGGGCCATTTTGTGGAGTGGCTGGTGGGGTCTTTTGGGTGGGTTGACGCGGGTTATGCGGTTCGTTTTATTAACACCCATCGTTTTGACTAAGTGGTGGTTAGCACAAAGCGAAGGGTCGGCCCCAACCACGAAGCCGACCCTCCAAGCAGCAGGAGATTGCCGCATCCCGCCACGATGTGCGCACAACGTGAGGAGATTGCCAATGCTAGGCCATACGAAGGCAGGCCACGCAAGCGCTAATTTAGCGCGCCATTCTTTGTTCCATTTATGTTCTGAATACTGGGCTACTGACCCGCCCTGTGGGCGTGGGAGGTCTGTCCGGGCTGGCTGGCTGGTCAAACGCCCCGGCGAGCAACTGCACCCGTTGCGCTGGACCTCGATTTCCAAGGGCCAAGTTTGGTGCCCGCCTCCGATGGGGGGCGCCGAGTATGGGGCCAACGGATGAGGCAAACGTCGAGGCGCTGCACAAGTCGGTGGTCGGCGAGCTACAGTTCAACGTGCGCTGGGTGGCCATGTGCTACGACATGGTGAACATGGCTATTGATACGGGGCTTTACGGCGACGAGCTGGTGCAGCACGCGCTAGATCGGATTGAAGAGATCAGCGCTGGCAATCTGTTGCCGGAGCACTGGCGACTGGTCGAGGCCCACCGGAAGTACCCGCCGCCTCAGTAGCGGAGGCGGAGAAACTCCGACATTGTTGAAGCCCCGAGTGTTTGCTCGGGGCTTTTTCTATGGATCACGTAGTCGCCGAGCGGGCTGATCAACGTCTGGCCAAAGACTGACAGGTCTTGCGGAATAGTGGAGAGCCGTGACGAGACCTCGTCGTTGGCGGAGACGTTGGCAGAACTGCCCAGAATGGCAGCGCCGATTGTGTCGCCAGACTGGACCGCTTCGTGAACCTTACGGCCACGTTCAATCTCGTCCTCAATGTCGACGTCGGAAAGCATCGCGTCGAGCGCCTTGGCGTTCATGCTGTCGGATGAGGTGCCGCCGCTCTCCCACTCAAACATGGCTCGGGCCACCTTGGCCAGATCGGTGTCGGATAGTTCGTCGTCGGCGTTGAGGCCTGTGGCGGACTGGACGTAACGCTGGTAGGCGGCTGAGTTGCCGGTGTTGTACTGGGCCACGATCTTGGAGATGGTGGGCTTTTCGCCGACCCGGTCTGCAACCCAATAGCCGTAGTAGGCAACGCCGTCTGCGGGCGACTGGAAGGCGGGCGTGGGCAGGGGCTTGCCGTCGCTTCCCGGTAGGTCGGCAGACTGAAGGGCGCCAAAGAAAGACTGGGCATTGTCGGAGCGCTTGGCGACGCCACCGGGGTTGTAGAAGCGGATCGTGGCGGGCGGATAGTCGACACCAGATTGGTAGGTGTGCTGTGGGCCATCGTAGTCTGTGCGATAGGCGGACAGCGTGACAGGAAACATGCGCCCGTCTTCCTGTAGGGGGAAGAGATCCGGCGTTGTGACGACGTCGACCATTTTTTAAAATTCCCGGCGATTTATTAATGTTGACAGACTAAGGGCTGGCTGGGTGGCTGTCGTCCGGGTCTTGCGGGTGCTCGGCCTTGTATCTTTCTCGTTCTTTCTGGCGGCTTCGCTCTATACGAGCCTCAATGCGTCTATCGCGCTCATTGATAAGTGCTTCGGTGTAGTCCCATGCAGCCGCTGCGGCGACCTTCGGGTCGCCTGTGTAGTAGCTGCCTTTGGCCATCAGACCTGACAGGATGGTAGCTGCCATTTGGTAGAGGGCGCGTTTGTCTGTGTGCATTTTCTGCTCCTGAAAAAAAGCCCCGCCGAAGCGGGGCAGTTTAGGCCACAGGAAGGAAAAACCCGGTACTTGCGTTTGACTGTGGCTTGTTGGCAGGACCGCCCCCGCCCAGCAGCAGGGAGGAGATTGCTCTTATGGGCAGGGGCGGGAGCGCGGAATGGTGGCAGGCCGCGCTCAGATCTCGGTGCAGGGGTACTCCTCTGCGAAAGCTAAAGGGGCAGCGACTTCGAGAAGGAAGTCGGGGTTGTCGAGGTGGCCGTAACGGACGAGCCAATCCATGATGACTTCGGTGGTGCGCTCTTGGTCTTCGAACTTGTGCGTGTCGCAGACCATCGGCTGGCCAGTGAGGGCAACGCTGGCGAGGTTGGCGCCGCCGATGAGGCCAGCGATGTAGAACCAGATTGCGTGCGTTGGCTCGGCCTGTGCTTCGTCCAGCATCTCGAGGAAGCGGTCGCGCGGCGTGATGATGTTCTGCGCGCTAGACTGCTGGTGCCACAACAGGGTGATGACGAGGGCGAAGACGGCAGCGGCTGCGATGCGGATCATCAATGCGCCTCCAGCTTGGCAAAGACGCAATCGAGAAACGAGCCGCACAGGTTGCTGGCTTCGACGGCGATGTCGCTGTCGAGATCGTCGGGTAGGTGGACCGGATCGAAGTGGGCGAGGATGGCGACGGCGGTGATCACCATGCCCGCAAGGTCGTCGCCGTCGTTGCCATCGGGACCACGGCCAACGAAAGAGCGGAGGCCATCGCTCAGGTCAAAGGGCTGCTCGACGAGGAAATTGCGGAAGGGCCAGTACCAATCGTGGACGGACGGGCGGACCAGCTTGGCGGCGACGAGGGCGTCGAGCAGACTGATCAGGCTGTCGTTGAACGCCCACATGCTGCGCACTTTGTCGTCGACTTCCGAGAAGTCGCAGCCGAAGAAAGCTTGGGCCACCCGGTCAATGACAGGGGCGTCGCTGGTGTTGTGGGCAGTGGCGGCCAGCTCGGCGAAGGCGGCGCTGATGACTTCGTGCAGGTCATCGGCAGAGCCGGGCGGGATAGCGGCGAAGACGCGCACTTTGGGGAGCTGGTCGTTGTAGTCGGTAACGAGAAAGGCAACCAAGGCGTCCGGGCTGTTTGTGCGGTCGATGGTGGACTGGAGTTCGTCCATCAGTTCGTCGATCTTACTATCCGTCATCGGGCTGCTCCTTCACGTAGCCGTTAAGCTGGAGCCAACCCCGGTAGAGGGCGGCGAAGTCTTGGAGGTGCAGGGTGACGTAGCTGTCGGGCAGGGGTTGGCGTGACTTGCGGTTGATGACGACCGGGATGTCGAGGCCGCTGTTTTTGCGGGCTTGACGCATCCACTCGTCGAGCGAAATGCGTTCGTGGCGCTTGGCCTCGATGGCGATGCCGGGGGTGCCGGTGATGTCGGGAAGGGCTTCGCCCCTCCCGCCACCACTCAAAGGCGTGCGGTGGCACTCGATCCCGCACACCTCGTTGAAAAAGGCGGCCAACTCTCGTTCGTAGGCGTCGCCTTTTGCTTTTGCGCCGCGTCCACTAACTGGCATAGCCCGCTTCCTTTCGGCATGTCTTGCAGAGGTAGTGGTTGCGCGGACGGCGCTTGGTGTCGCCGCAGCTAATGCACGGGCGCTCCCAAGTGGCGCGCTTGCGCTTCTGAAACTTGGCGCCGGGATATTGACGAAGGCCATGCTGGACGTGCAGCCGCTTGACTGTGTCGGTGCAAACGCCGAGATGGCGGGCCTGTTCGGCAAGGGGGTCGGCAACGTGTTCAGCAAGCCATTGTCTTTCATCGTCTGTCAGCACACGGGCAGGCATCGGCGTCCTCATGCGTGGTGTTAATCTTATGTACACCTTTTTGACACAGCAAGCAAAAAAGACAGGGATAACGCGACCGGCCCCACCAAAGGGCCGGGAGCGCGTCGAGTAGCCGAGCAGTCGGGGAGAGCGCACTCCTGTGCGCGAACAGTGAGAGCCGCTCCTGCGGCTCGGGCGATAGAGGTAGGTTGGGAGGGTCGCCCAGTGCGTGTGCCGCTTGGCGGTTTCGCTATCGGTGGGGCTTATTTTCGTGGCTTGTCCAGCACACTGCCGGGTTAACACGGGCTAAAATACGGTTAAGGATTGACAACCGTTTTCCCCCGTGTTCCTATATATATAGCTCGTCGTTTAGTAGTTCGTTCGAGCACATGAGTGCTCTCTTCTGAAGTTCGTTCGCGAACAGGAGTTCGCTCTCCCCAGTCATTCAGCTTGGTTTTGCTCTCCCCTTAGGGTCCGAGCAAAACAGTCTTCCCGGCTAAGCGGTTCTTGCTGGAAAGTGCATCTTTTGAAAAGCGTAAAATTTGATACAGTTGGGCAGAAAGAATTAGCAGCCCGCAACCGTGCGGCAGAGCCGCAGGTCGCCGCCTTCATCGATAAAGTTAGAGAGCTGTTTGGCCCTGCGGAAGTTGTCTATCTTGGGCCTCGGCGCGTAGACCCCACTCGACAAGTTGCGGCATCGGAACGTGGAGCTTCTGACTGACCGTCAGCAGCGCGTTCGGGTCACCCCTTTGCACCAGTGACATGAACAGGTTCTGTGCCGCCTGCTTGACTGAGCGGGTGCTGAACAGCAGTGGCCGCCACTCGACCGGCGCAATCGTCTGGCCAAGGTAGTAGGTGCGCTCTGTGATGGGGTTGGCCTCTCGCACCTTGCCGTAGCTGATCTGGCTCACACGGCTGAAGTCGTCACGGATGCCGTTCGCCGCCATGATCTGCTGGCGAGGCGTCATCACTGAGCCGTTGGCATCCACGTAAGCAAACCGCTCGTCCTCGTTCCAGATGGCATGCTTTCTCTTGGCTTGCGCCTCTTCCCGATAGACAGGCTTGACGAATATCTGCGTGGAGATGTTGGTCAGCGCGTGGCTGGACCCAGCTTCGGTGCTGTAGCCGTCAGGACCGGGCTTGTTGCTGTGGTGCAGCCACACAACGCAAAGGCCCATGCGGCAGAGCTTCTGCGTGATCACGTTGTAGTCTGTCCACTCGCTGGCCTCATTCTCTTTCAGGCCGGGGAAGTGAGAGCGCACCGTGTCAAAGACGACGATGTCGGGGTTGTGCTGCGACAGCAGCCCGCCCAGCCGCTTGAGGCCAACGTCCTCACGAAGGTTCAGCGCCATGTCGACCATGCCGTCTGGTCCGGGCACGCTGCCCGGTATAACGCGCAGGTTATCTCCGCTGTTGCCGATCAAGCCGAAGCGCTTCAGGCGGTCGGTGATCAGGTGTGGGTTGTTCTCCGGGTCAAGCACCAGCGCCTTGGCGGTCTGCTGGATCTGCCATGGGCCAACGTAGGTGCCGAGCTTGCTTGGATCGCACGCTGCCTTGAGCAGCATCATCAACAGCTCAGACTTGCCCGAGCCAGCGTAGCCCGCCACCATCGTTGCCTTACCCGGCTCAAGGATCGTCTCCACGTAGGCGGGCATGCGCGGCGGCATGGCTGCGATAAACTCTTCGCTGTTAGCGTCGCTGATATAGCCGATGGTAGGCAGCTCGACCTCGACCGGCTCTTCGTACTTCTCGCCGTGGTTCTTCTGGTCGATCCCCCACAGGCTCTCGACGATGCGGACAGTCTCGTCGCCCGCATACTTTTCGTGGTCAAAGTATTTGGCCCCAAGCTCTTGCGCCTGCTTGATGACCCAGTCTTTGTCACGGCGCTCCTTGATGAGCATGCCGACAACCTTGGCCATAGTGTTGTTGCGCTCGCCCTTGCCTATGCGTGAGCCGTTGCACTTGCCCTTCAGCCAGTCTTCGGCGGTCTCGTCGGGCAGTCTTGTGCCGCTCAGATCGTAGATTACAGCCTTCTGTGGCTCGGCCTTCGCTGGCACAGCGGCGGTCAGATTGGGATACGGCGGCAGCTCGTCAATGTTAACCCGCCTTAACCACTTCATGTCAGTGCTGGGCGGCACACGGGCGTAGCCCCCGTCGCCCCTGACGTCCAGCCCAACGACGCCGACACCGGCATTGCTCTGTACCAGCTTGCCGGGGTGCTTGAAATAGTAGTGCGTGCCGCGCCGTGTGGCTGCGGCCATAGGAGTTCTGGTCACGCCCCACTGCTCGGCGTGCTGCTGTGCTTCTTCGTTGTCGACGTCCACAACAACGATGCCAGCCCGCATGCCGCAGACGATACCCATGTCCAGCTCGACCGGCTCTGGCCAATGCTGCCGTTGCTTGCGGCTGGCCGACAACCATGGCCGTCCGCCGTGACGGTCACCCAAGTCGATCAGCCAGCTTGGCGGTGTATCGCCCTGAAAATAGTCAGCAATATCTAGAAGGTCTTGTTCCGTCTGGTCTTGCTGCTGCCATTGCTTCCACTGCACGATTGGCAGCTTGCTGCCCTTAAAGATCGGTAAAACATTCAGCCCCTCTTCGTGCAGTTCTAGGGCGTGATCAATCCAGCTCGTCATTCGTTGCGTTCTCCTCCGCAAGCAGAAACTCCCGCGCATCAAGGCCAGCGGCATCACAGATCCGCAGGAGATCGCTCACGCGCATGTCGCGTGACTTGCGCCAGTGATAAACAGCAGTCCGGCTGCGTCCTGCCAGAGCAGCGAGTTTCGGGAGACCCCCAACGGACTTAGCGAGCTTATCGAAATCGATCACGATCTTTCCTTGTTGACGTGGTGTTAAAAAGTGGTGTACTGATTTTTGACACCGCAGCAAAGGAGAAGCAAGCGAAATGTCTTTACCTATTCGAAGTACCAGCAGCATCGCGCTCGACGAACCGTCGAAGTCGCTGCTGTACGCGCATCACGGCTTCGGAAAAACTTACACCGCCCGCTATTACGCCGAGGCCTACGGGAAGGGGATTATCTTCTCAGGTGAGGCGGGCCTTAAAAGCCTTCAGGACGTGGAGATCGACTATGTCGCCTTCACGGGCTGGGAAGAAGGAGCTGGCGAGGGGCTGGCCTTTAAAGACCTGCTGAAGATGATGCGCTCGGACGAGTTCAAGAAGCAGGGCTACAAATGGATTATGGTTGATAGCCTGACTGAGCTTTGTGACCTTATCCACAAACACTTCGACAAACTCTACGGCGAGCAAAACGCCTTCAAGGTATGGGCCGACTACGGCAAGGCGGTAGAGGGCTGCTTGCGCATGATGCGCGATCAGAACGACTACCACATCCTGTTTACCTGCTTGGCCAAAGAAGAGACGGATGCCAACGGCGTCACGCACTACTGGCCACAGATCCAAGGATCGAAGCAGTCCAAGAAGGTGCCCGCGCTGTTCGATAACGTCTTCGCCGGGGCCAAGGTCGCTTCAAAGTCGGGCAACTCTGCGCCTGTCGTGAAGCGCGTCATCTACACCGATGAGATCATGGGCTGGCACGGCAAGGTTCGTGATCCGCGCGGCGTTGCTCGCCCCATCGAAGAGACTTCCAACATCGTGGAAATCATCAAGCGAATTCAGACTGGAGACAAGAAATGAGTTTCGCATTTTCAGACCTAGACCTGTCCAACGTAAGCCAGTCCTCCCGACTGGGCGTGGGCGTACACAAGGTGGAGATCACCGACGTCAATTGGGACGCGCAGACAGGCGCTCTCAGCCTCGATATGTCTGGTTCCGGCGGGACGTTGACCGACACGCTGCGCCTGTACAGCGACAACGAGGTCGGCAAGCGCATCAGTGAGCAGCGCCTCAAGCAGTATCTGGTCGCCACCGACCACCACAACCCTGACCGCCCGGACGACATCGGCTGGTTCAAGGGTAAGCGCGTGACGATCCGGGTCGAACCCGGCAAGTCGTTCCGCCGGGACGATGGCAGCACGGGCCAGTACAAAAACATCACGGGCGTTTTTGCGCCTGATGCGGACGTGCCTGCACCGGCGCCAGCTCCGGCTCCGGCCAGTGACCCGTTCACTTCCGCCCCCAGCTCCCAGAACTTTGACGACGCGATCCCGTTCTGATGCCAAAGACCGCCGACGACATACTGACCCTCATCGACGAGGGCTTCGTTGGCCTTCGGGCCAACCAGAAGGCACGCCGTTACATCGGCGGCAGTAACGTCGGCGGTCCCTGTGATGCCGCGCTTTCATTCTCTCTACGCGGCTTTCCCGACGATGAGCCTCCTCCCAAGCTTCAGCGGATCTTTGGCTTCGGACATAAAGCCGAAGATCTTATCGTCGGGGATCTCAAGCGGTCGAAGCTAACGGTCCTAGACCGTGACCCTGTGACCGGGCGCCAGTTCGCTTATTCTATGCACGGAGGCCACATCCGTGGGAACATCGACGGCCAGATTGAGCTGGACGATGGCGAGCTGGCGCTGCTTGAGATCAAGACCATGAACGCCTCCAAGTGGCGGGCCTTCGTCAAGCATGGGATCGGCAAATCGCACCCGCAATACGTTGACCAGATGCAGACCTACATGGGGATGGCTGGCTTCGAGAAGGCGGTGATGCTGGCCTACAACAAAGACACAAGCGAGTACCACGCTGAGATCGTGGAGTTCGACGAGATCGCCTTTCACGCGCTGATGGCCCGAGCCGAGCGGGTGATGGGCGGGCACGCCCCCAGAGTGACAGACAACCCCGACGATTGGCGCTGCAAGTTTTGCTTCAAGCGGGGCGTGTGCCGCGAGGGCCGACAGCCCGACACAGATTGCGCGACCTGCCAGCACAGCATCGCACAGGACGATGGCCGGTGGTTCTGCACCCACAAGAATGAGACTGCACAGGAAGTTTGCGATGACTATCGAGTTTGGGCGCCCACAGCCGAGTGACGATCTGATCGAACACCCCGATCATTACGCCAACGAGCGGAACGGCATCGAGCCAATCGAGTACATCATGGCCAATGACCCGCAGGGCTATTACGTTCGTGGAGCCGTCGCAAAGTATTCCGCGCGGGCGGGCTTCAAGCTGTATGAGAATATGGATGCCGTGCAGTCAGAAATAACTGATTGGCGTAAGGCCATGCGTTACTGCGAGATGCGGATCAGGCAGCTCGAAGGCAAGCCGGTCGTCTAGTCTTCGCAGAGTTTCTGGTGGAGCAGGTTGTGGGCTAAGACCTGCCTCTTCGTCTCGTAAGTGTCGCCCATCGCCGGGTAAATATAGTCGTACACTTGGCAGGCGTCACTGACGGAACCACCCTCCGTCGCGCAGCCGCTTGTCAATATCAGCGTCGCTGCTAGTGCGCACGACACGATCAATGTCTTCGACATCACGTTTGATCTCTTCCAGTTTCTTCTCGGCCCGCTTGTCGCTGGCCTTCTTCGCGTCCTTACGGCCCACGATGTAGAGCAGGAGGCCAAACAGCGCCGCTCCAAGAGCAGCGCCGCCTGCGGCCAGTTGTTGTGCAAGTTCAGCCATCAGAAGTTCGTCGTCCCGTAGGTTGTCCGCTTGAATGGTCCGCCGCCTACGCCGCTGGACTTGGTGTCTGCTTCGCGAACGAGGTCGACAGCACCTTCACGCAGCGGTCTAATGCCGCCAACGACTGGCACTCGGCTGACGATCTCACGAACGCCCTGACGCTGGACGCCAGCGCTGTCACCGCCCGTGGCTGCATCGATAGCGGCCTCGCCGACCTTGAGCATATCGTTTGCCAGACCGTAGCTTGGGCCAAGGATTGTCTCCGTGATCCGCTCACGCCCGTATGCGCCGTTGCTTTGCTGTTCGGCGGTGGTGATGAACAGGTCGCCCAAGAGACCGGCGCCGCCTGCTTGCAGGAAGGACTGCAAGTACCAGCCCGCCATCGCGTCGAGGTCTTCGTCAGCCCATTCCTTGCCAATAAACTGGCTGAAGCGTCGGTCGGTGTTCAGGCCGAAGCTTTGGCCTTCGTCACCACCTCGACCCATGACCACGTCCTTGGTGGCAATCGAGCCAGCGGCAACCGCTGGGCCGAGTGTCATCAGCAGGGCAGGGCGGGTCATGTACTTGCGGGCGGTGTTGAAGTCGCCCGCTGCAACCGCGCCAAAGGCGGGCTTGAAGTCGCCCATGATCTCAGCAAAGAACCGCCCGTACATGATAGAGAACGACTTGAGCTGGGCGATCATCGCGCCCCATGGAGTGGCTGCGTACAGCGGCATGTCCTGCGGCTTAGGTGAGAAGATGGTGTTGTCGACGAACCGAATGACGGCGCGCTTGACGTTCTCGTCGGTGATGTCAGGCACCGGCTGGGAGGCGTCGTAGTTCAAGCCATGTTTCTTCAGGAAGCGGTCGTGGTAATTATAGGCAGGCGAGCCTTTTGCCTGCGCCCCCATCTTCTTCAGCGCGTTCATATGGTGCGTCATCGCCTGATGGCCGATGGCCGCAGAGCCAGCGCGGTTGAGGTTCGTCCACGGCGTTAGGCCGATCATTTTGAAGAAGGTGGACTGCACCATATTGCTGGGGTCGCCGATGAGCTGGGCCATCCGCTCATGGACAAGGCCATCGATGGCCACGCCGATCTCGCGGATGGAGTTCCGGTAGTCGTCGTCGCCAAGGTACTTCGTCCAGCCACGCCACGCCGCCTTGAAGTCGCCGGTGCGGATGATGGGCAGGGCCAAGTCCGAGAACGAGGTGATGGTCGAGAAGGGCAGGAGCGTGATGTTGTTGAACATCCGCACGTTGCGAGAGGCGCTGCGAAGGTATCGAGGCCAACTGCCCAGTGGTTTCCGCATCAACAGGCGGCTGTAACCTTCGGCAGCGTTGATGTCGTCTCTCATCAACTTAGTCGGGTCAGGGAAGTCAGCCATCGCCGCCGCAACAGCTCGCGCTCGCCGCTGGAAGTGTGGCGAACTCTTCGAGGCGCCTTTGTTAGCCGCGATGAGGATCGCCTCTGCGGCAGCGACATCTCCACCGCCTCGGATCTTCTCAAGGGCAGCCTTGACTGCGGCGTCTGCGGCAGCCCGATCCAGCATCTTGATCTTGAACCGCTCATCTTCCTCGAGGACGCCCCCATCGCCAGCCATGACGGTCTTCTTCTTGGTCGTGACGATCCTGTCGGTCGACATGACCTCGATCATGCCGTTCATGCCTTCTTGTGCCGACTTGGCGTAGTCGCTGACCATATGGCCGTGAATACCAAGGTGCTTGGCCTGCTGGATGGCGCGCTCGGTCTGATCGAAGTAGCGGGCCATGGTCGCCATCAGAGACTGCTCCATGAACCTCTCTGCACTTTCGAGCAGCTCGGGGGCTTGCTTGTGGAAGTTGAGCATCCGAGCGAACGACACGCTGTCAGTCATGGACGCGCCGACTGCATCAAGGTCGACTACGCCCGTGTCGCCTTCCGTGATGTTGGTGAAGATTTTGTCGGCGAACTGCTTCGCTTCATCGCCTGATGCGTTGGGCTGCTCCCGCTGGAAGTACGCAATCATCAGGCTTTTAAAGCCTTCAGGATCGCGGGCAACGATGTCGGGGTTCCAGACTTGCGGATAATAAGATGGGCCAAGGTCGCCTACGAGGATACCCTCTGCCTGCATCATGCGGAGCTGCTGCTGGAACAGGCCTTGGATCTTCGCAAACATCTCCTGCTCGGCTGCGCCACGCAGGTTGGCGATCTTGCTCTCGTCAATCAGAGCAGCCCGGATGCGGCGCATCGGTGCTGGCTCTTCGAAGGCTGGCATCAGCGGCAGCTTGTTGCCCTGCATGCCTTGGCGCAGGTAGTTGCCCATCTTGCCGAGCAGGTTCTTAGGCATGCCGGGGAGCTGGTTCAGGCCATCAACGACTGGCATCAGTTTCTGGCCAAGGGCAATCGTCTGGTCGACGGTGAAGCGGTCAAAGCTATCGGCCAGCCACTCCATGCCCGCACGACGCAGACGCCCGTCAGCGCCCGCCATGATGACGTCCCAGCCCTTCATCAGGGGATTGCGACCGCGAGACTTGGTGCCGGATTGCGCCATCGACGAAGACAGCGCCTTCGGTATACCGGCTAGGTTGAAGTGGTCTTCAAGCGCGGCAGCCGACGCTGGGGGAAGCTGGTTCTCGCTGGCAACCAGATCAAAGAACTGGGAACCGATGCCGGTTGGGGCGATGGCGTCTTCGACGACGTCGACCGGGAGGTCCGGAGACTTCAAGCTGCGGACGTTTTCGCCGTTGAAGATTGCTGCGATGGGGCGTGCCAAACCCTCGTCGTCAATCGTGCCAAGGATGCCGTCGTAGCCGTTGTCCTTTAGGCCACGGTTGATGATGGCCTTAGCTCTGTCAGCGCTCATGCCCGACCGCTCCATGGCGTCGACCGCCAGAGCGTAGAGATCGTCGCCGTCAATGACGCCGCTGATGCCCTGCTCAAACCGCTGGCCAGCCTGCTTGCTGGCGTCGGCAGTGATGCCGCCCAGCAGCCCGACCATAGGGTGATCGGGGTAGTAAGGCATCGCCTCTTGGAAGTTGGCCATGGTCCGGGCGCTGGTGATGACAGGCGCTACATCGTCGAAGGTGCGGCCCGTCTGGTCGAGACGTTCCAGCATCCGTTCTCGGTTTGCCAGCGCCTCGATGATGTCATCACGCAGGGCGTTGGCCTCAATGGCCGTGGGGGCTACGGCAGCTTGGCCGCGCAGCACGCTGATGCGCTCGTCGATGTTAATGACACGGGCCAACAGATCGTCAGCGATCTCTTCCATGCCGGTGCGAGCAGGGATGTCGCCGGTCTTGGTGCGCAGAGCGCCGACCGGATCAGGGCTGACGTAGGTCGCCAAGCCAAACTGGCCCTTGGTCTGTGGCCGACCGTAGTGGTCGACGACGTTGCCCCGGCGGACGGGGACGTACAGTGCCGCTGGCGTGCCATCAGGCATCAGGTTGAACGCCCCGCGCGTAAACTTCTGGATGCCAGCTCGCAGGCGCTGCGTGCCGTGGGTCAGAGCTTCGGTAAAGGCGTCGGCTGCGACTTGTGGAGCCGTCACGCCGCCAATGCCGTTGGTCGAGGTGACACGGCGGTGGTTGTTGGCGAACATATCGCCGTAGATGGTCAGGCCGGGGTACTTCTTGCGGAGGCTCTCGCTGCCAATCAGGCCGTTCACCAGATAGCCGGTGCGGTCCATGTAGTTGCGGGCGGCTTGAAGTAGTGCTGCCCGGTTCGGGCTGGATGGGAAAACTTGGTCAA